TAACAATGCCTGCGTGGCACCGGTCTTGTGAGACTCGGGAATGAAATTCATTGTTGTTTGAGCGCTATACGATGAGTCTCTATGCTCAGCAGATGGGCCAACAATGTTGACGGGAACAGTTTTGAATGAGGTTATCACGGCCCTCTACGCTCCTTTTTTATTTGTGGAGCATTGCCAAACCTTGCCTTTCTTTCACTTTTGTTTGCGCCGCGAATAGCGCCAAGCATAAGCTTATGGTAATGGTCTGCTAACTCTTCTTCTGAGTAATACAGCCACAATGACCACAATGCGCCGTACAAATAGATAGATGGGTAGTTGGTTAATATAGCATTGGTTGTATTTGAGCTACTTAGCGCGGTCTCTTTTGCGTAAAACTGCATTTCGATTGTGTATGCTCTATCAGGTATACGTTCAAAGCCTAGCTGACTTGTGACCGTAAAGAATCTAGGAATGTCCGTATTCTCATTCAATAGAATTTGATCGGGCGCACGAAACTTAACATCTAAATCAGAAGACAGGCCGGGAACCGATGAAGTTGCCGCATTTATTTTAAGTCTTCGCATTTCCAAAAACCGATCAGGCAAAGCCAAGAATCTAGACGAGGTGGATACCGTTGCAGTTGAGCGAGTATCCATTTCTTTGATACGTAGCTGCGTGATCTCGTTGCTATAAAACTCCTCTTCGGCAAGCTCTATGAAATCATTAATGATAGCATCAGATGCCGCCGTTCGTTTTGACTGCCGTCTGATTGCATCAATTAAGTTCGCGTACGTATCTAAAGCCATTGCTTAATGCTCTGTCGCTTCTTCTGAGGTGTCTTCTAATACTGGTTTTTTCTTAGGGCCGGGTCGCTTTTTCTCCGGTATATGATCGATCCAGTCTTTACCGTCCCAAAATTCCATCCACTTAGAGCTAAACGTATCTTTTGCCTCTACCGCCACAACTCGTTTTTTTTCTGGGCCTTCCATTAGATCAACTAATTCGAATTCCTCGCCAGCCTCGCCCTCAAAGCCGCACCGTCTGCGCTTTCCAGAGCCGTCTGGATTATTATAAAACCCAATAAACCCTTCAGGCATACCCTCTTTAACTCGTACCTTTAGCATATACTCACCTTTAATTAATTAAGTATGCGACGCCCTAAGACGCCGCGTAATAATGTTACTGAATAGTAAACCCATCAGCGTAAAGTACATTAGCATCAACCATGCTCATTGGAATAAGTACGGCTGTTGTCGTAATGGTTGGAGTTGTGCCAGTGACATCATATCGAATACCAATGTAACGTTCACTTTCGGCTAATGTTGTTGGTGGAATGGGGATAAAGAACTTAAACCCAACCACTAACAAATCAGCGTTTTGCGCGGGCGCGTCTGGCGTACCCGACTCAAACAACCGACTACCAACACGCTGTCGCCCTGTTGATTGTGCCGCATTAGATGCATATTCAACCTCGAACGCATAATCTTCATCACCCGTAGTCTGATCTGCTGCCACATCAACGGAGAACATCACACACATTGGCTCACCGTTACCAATAGACCGATCAACACCGAGGTCGATCACGTTTGTACCCACTGCATCAGCCGTAATAGCCTGAGCGTCGGAGAATAACAATTGAGAATCTACATACATAATATTTCTCCTTATGTGATCTGTGTTTCGGCTTCGGTTAATTGGTCCATCATTTTAATGGGGATACCATCAAAAGTGGTGGTACTAATACTCTGGCCGAACTGATTCAATCCTTTTTCGATAGCTAGAACAGAGACCGCTTTATCTAGCGCTGCTATTCGCAGATTAGATAATACTGTTCGGTTAGCGTAGAAAGATGGTGTGATTCCGCTCATTGACGGAAATCGATCCCTGGCTCTAGACATCAGCTTGATAATGCTAGTTGATGCTGTCACCGCTTGAGTGCCGGTCAATGCAAGCAAGTCTGAGATGTCAATGTTGGCGATTCGAACCGCATAACGCCAGTCTTTAACCACCAACCCGCCTTTCCATTTGTATTGATCCATCCACGCTTGAAATCGGTCGTTATTAGAATCAAACGCATCACCTATACCAAGATCTTTATGCTCTAAGCCTGCTTTCGAGCCTTTGGGGAATACGCCAAATACTGTGCGCGGCCCCCAACCTACTAACCAGATAGAGGAGTTGTCAGACCCCGTGCCGCCAGCATCAAGAATATTCTGCCCGTTAGCGGCTGAAGTATCATTGTAGCGATTAGCAAAGCCGATGAACTCCTCTGGGTTTGCGCCCGATCCATAGATTAGAGTTTGCGCCATCTCTTGGCCCATACCCTCTACAAATGAGAATGATTCGCTTAATCTGAATGACTGACTATTGCCGTTTAGCGCGACAATATCCTCATCAATTTCAGAGCGAGCCGACAAGATAGCCGTGTTCTCTGTGATTTGTGCAGTGGTTGATTTGCTTTTTGGAGTACCTTGATTTAACAGTCTCCAGTAAACAGTAGGCAAGCCAGTTCTGATAGTGGTTTGCTCACCAGTAATTAGATTGCCCTCTTTCCACAACATATTGTCTAACATTTCGTTGTCCTGAGATAATACCTCAGTAACAATGGCCGTCTTCCCTTTTGGATCAAGCCGTTTAGCATGATCGTGAAGGGTTAAAACTGAGGCTCCTAAAGTAGCCATAATTTTATACCTCTAACCGTAAAATAATTTCACAACGTCCGCCTCGGACTGAGGGGCAGACTTCGATTTTCTCTTAACTGATTCGACGGATTTGACAGATGTCACCTTTTTCTTGATGCCGGGCTTCTTTTTTTGCAAAGCTTGATACTTTGAAGCGTCGCGTAATACATTCCATTCTTTTGCGGTTGTTATCTGATTCGCATAATTTGCTGGATATTTGTTATCCGTCAGATATTCCAAGATTGTGTCTGTATCTTGCTTATACACCTTGCTAGTTGACCCATCGGAATTAAACCAATCAGGAATTATATTAACAAGCTCTGTACTTTGCTTCTGTATTTTGGCGGCGTCAGCCTGCTTCTTTGCGTTAGTCACCTTTACTTTTGCATCGTCTAACTCTTTGCGGCGCTTTTTGAATTTCCGCTCAAGTTTCAACGCTTCTCCTGCATCCTCATCGGTCAACTCGTCCCAGTTAATAGCGTTTTCTTCCTCGGTCAACATCAATTCAACGGCGTCTATAGACTCCTGAAGGGAGCTATTCAAGCCACTGAACAAGTCCTTTTCAGCCGTTGCCAGCTTTCTAAGCTCGGATGCTTCTTGACCTTTCTTTGTGTAGTCTGCTTGTTGATGCTTTCGGTTATCGTGAGCTAGTTTCCACTCTCCAAGGGTTTCGGCGCTTATCTCTTGCCCGTCATAGACAATAGTTTCGCTTTCTTCCTCGTCAACCTCTGTATCTTCGGTAGACTCTTCGTCCTCATCAACGGTTGTTTCTTCTTCTGACTCTTCGGTTGTCTCTTCGAGTTCCGCGCCGTCTTCAGAATTGTAAAATGCTTTTGTTAAATCGGTTTCGCTAAGATTTTCCGACATGTTTTGTTACCTTTTTAAAGCTGCTTTAGTTTGATTTGCTAATCGCTGGAACCAGTTCTCCGCCGTTTTCCCTCTCGCGATAGCGTTAAAGAAGTGACTTTGAAACCTGTCAAGCGCTTGTAACTCTAAATGAATCTGGTTCAGCTCATCTGTATTGCCATGCTTTACATTTGTAAACCTTTCGAGCAAGTCGCCCTTAGTTTGAATAAAATAGCCCTTAACCAGCGGGTTGCTTGTCACCTGCTTGGCCTGTTGAGCCCTAACTATGTCATCTTGAGCCCTGTTGATTGCTTCACTATTATCTACCGCTTTCATTATGGCCCCTTACCCGGAATGTCTGTTCCAGAATCAGCTTCAATCTTGGCGTAGTCCTTTTCTAGCGTTAATAGATCCTTAGTGTTTTCTGATTGCTGCTTAATATCAAACTGCCGTTGTTTCTCTGCTAGTTCCGCACCTTTCAAGGTTAAGTTTCCTTGCGCTATGGCCATCTCACCCTCGCGCTTAACTGCCTCAGCCTCAGCTAATGGGTTTGCCTGACTTACTTGCTGTAGCATTTGCATAAGTTTCCGATTCTGTTCCATCAAAAATTGTGCTGATTGCTCTGGCACTTCTGGGTCATTAAAAAACTGGTTGGTGTCAGTCTCTCCCATTGCTTGCGTTAATCTCTCTAACGTGTTGTATCTATCCTTATCATCAACCAAGCTTGACTGTTCCGCTTTAAGTTGATTTTGTATCTGGAAAATTCCGCTTAGATTAGATACTGTTTTACCATTATCCCCAGCGCCCTCGCCAACTTTTGCAGATATCGAGTGGTCATTCCACCACCGGGTGGGGTTAATAGATAGCGGCTTACCCAGTACCATAATTTCATCTTTTTCAGATTGAAATCGCGATACAGTCCAAGCGATACCCTCGAATAAATCCCTAAACCCTGTTTCAATAATGTTCCTCTGTATGTGCTCTATTTTGGCCGATCCGGCATCCCTTATGCCGTCAAACCTAGTAGCAGTTTCGTTATATATTTTGTCTGAGTCAAGGCCTTGGTTTGCCAGCATTTCGCCCGTGGACGCTGAACGCTTAGTGTCTAAGTATTGAAGTATTAGTAGGTTTTCTTGCCCTATAAATGGCGTCTGCAAGGGCATAATGTCTGCCCTAATATCACCTGAACCCTCTGAACTAACGACGCCCTGATTGCGCTCTGTTAGCAAAGAATCCATATCGACGTTATCGTTTACCGCGACCCGCCCCGACCCAACATCATAAATATTATCCATTGTTGAACGCATAATTTCAGTGCTTAATAGCTGTGACTGCATCGTTATTTCTGCTCTTGAACGACCAAGCAAGTTATTTGGCATTAAAATAGATGAGCTTATCGCATAGGGGACATGATCAAACGGCTCATTTCCAAATATCTCAGTACCTATTTTAATGATGTGCCGTCGTTCTGGTATCCCGTCCCCATCATAGTCAATCATCATATGCAGATTACTAACGGGCAAAAGATCATTGGCCCTATCTTCAATAGCACTCATATCATGCTGCCCGCCTTGGCCATCAAACCTGACGCTTCTCATTCCGCTATCTGTCATATCTGTACTGACAGCAATTGCGTTGATTCTATCTTTGTCAAAGCCTTGAGATATTAAATCACCGCGCCGCGCCATAAATCTATGACCGACCAAGTCCGCATCTTCTTTCGTTTCTGCATTGCGACTGATTAGCATTTTATCAATAGGGATATCGCTAACTACAACGCCTTTTTTCGTGCGCGTGATCTTTAGTTCTAGGTCTGTTGTGCCGTCGTCGTTTTCCTTGCCTTTGGTTATATCCTGATCAAAACCCTGCTTAGCGGCTTCAATTTCTACATCCATGATGATTGAGGCAAGCTCATCATCATCAAGGTTTTTATATTTTCGAATCTCTGTGGTCTTGGTTTCTTTCCAGGGATAATGCAGTACGCCAATCGTCTGTATTTCAGTATTCTTAAGAAATCCATGCATCATCCTGTAATAAGATTTCTGATTTCTTATGATGTGATGGACATACTTAGTTTTTTCGATGGCTTCTTGCTTGTCGCGGGGGTCATCAGAGTTAGGCTTAAACTCCATCACTTCCCGACCACTCAAAAAAGTACGGACATGTGACGGCATATCAGAACTAACGACATCTGCAACCTCAGTAGACACTACTTGTGATTGACCTTCGACTTCGTAACCGTTCTCGCACCCTAAATAATACTCAAGAAACTGACGGTTTGCTGGCATATAAGATTCTGAGTGTGAGATAGCATCAGTCTCGGCCATATTAACCTGACTGAGTAGCACACCTTCTGCCATTTGCACCATGAATATAAACCTAATTAATCATACATTTGGTGAATAGTATCATACTCTGCGTCGTTGTATAGTTTTTGGGCGTTTGGCACGCTTAGCCTTGGGGCTCCATAGGCTCATCATGATAGGGTCAGCCATGTTTGGCGAGGGGATGCCTAGCTTTTTCATTTCGGCTTTAGATAATAACTGTATCAGCCTGTTTGAATTGTTTACTTTTTGCGGAATAGAGCAAACCTCCGACCTAAGCGCTAATAAATCCTCAATGCCATCTGAGTCGAAACTGATCATCTCTGAGGGGTCTATGTATTCGCCCCTAACCACGCACTTATACGTATTGTAAATCCTATCTGCTAATAGCATGTAGTACTGAGCACGATTATTTAGAAACGTGTCTGCATAGGTCTTCGGCTCCTCCTTGTACTCCTCGACATCAAGAGGTAGATACACTCTATCTGCATTGTCCTGCCCTGATCCTGACTTAGCACCACTGAATCCATGAAAGTTTGTCTTTGTGCCATCGAATGCAATTGATACTTGACGTTTGAGGCCCGTACCCATCCCGTCCTTATCCCACACAAAACAATCGGCGTTATCATCTATTGCAAAATCTGTAGCCCAATCACAACCAACATCTATTTCGCCTTTTCTATTTTCGAGCACTCTCTTGATAATAGAGCCATGTCTAAGCGCATAGCCGTGAGCGTCCCCGCCATCATCCATAGGATCATAAGCGGCTATTCTGGCTCCATGAGGTTCGAATGCTTTCTTTAATCTGTCGAGTTTATGAGCGTCAACGCACGCATCAAACCACTCGCCCTGAATAATTGCGTTATCTACCTCGTCCAAGTAATCCCCGTCCCACTTATGTTTATATTGTGATGTTGTCATGCGCTCCAGGTCATCTAGCCGCTCCTGCTCTAGACCTGACGCTATAAACCACGACTTAGGCATATCCGTGTAGTTCATTTGGACAACCATTAGTGTGTCATCCTCATAATAGCCGCATCGCTTAAGTTCAGGCTCTGCTCGCTCTAGCCACTTTTTAGCAACCGCACCGCTTCGCGTACCTCTATTCATAGTAATTATGATTTCGGGCATCTTTATTTCTGAGCTTGATAATAGCGTGTCAAGATCACCAATCGATTCTATGCTTCTGCCTTCTAGCAACGCCTCCGTATCTGTTGCGTTAAGTCGTACTGATGCTGTCAATACTCTTAGCGTGTTGCTAGATATATCCTCGCCTTCCTCAATCCATAGGCCGTCTACGCCCGAGAGTGTGGATTTTAACGAGGTGATATTGCGAGCCAAACCGCGATAGAATGTTCGGCCACTCGATGGTATATGCGTAATAGATGTCTTGGTATCTTCAAAGCCGGGGATTCCTAAACGGTCGATTTCGTCTAGGATTGTTCGGTGGACTGATTCTTCAATTGAATTTTGATTCTCGCGGGCGCAACACCAAAGCTGTCCAGTTGATACCTTGGCTGCTACATAATCAGCGACACCCGTACTCTTAGTCGACCCCCTGCCGCCTACTATTATTTTGATTCGCTTGGGGATAGTAAAGATGGGATGAAGGTTTTCTACATATTCAACATCGATGCTTGTCACTATTTACTAGAACCAACGGGAATGAAGTTAAATGTCGAGACCTCGACAGGCTTGCCGTCTGGCCCTGATACCTCTTGCTTGACCTTGGTTCCTTCCTTGCGGTCAATGACCCTGTGGGCCGTGTTTAGGTCGTCATCATTGAGGGCTTTATCAACTATTATTTTCGCTTTTAATACGGGCTGATTCTTTAAGGTCTCTTTTCGCTCCGCAAATTCTGGGTTTAACTTACAATATTCATATAATGATGTAGAGCCTATATTCGCATTACAGCAAGCCTCTAAGTCTGTAGCCCCAACTAAAAAAGCCTCTTCTAATTTGCGTAGGGCTTCTTTTGTCATTACGGTAGGTCTGCCCGCATTAGATTTAGCCATTTCTAGCCAACCTTAACCCTTCGGTTCTGCATAGCTTTTCTATCGAGCGGCTCAAGAGACCAAGAGTTTTCCACGCAATGAAAGGGCGGTTTTCCGCCTTCATTCTATGTCTATAGCCATGCTTAACGGATTGATTAAAGTTTTTAGAATAGTACTTTATGATGTCAGGATATATAGCCCTTTGACGTTCAGAGCAATCGTTCCAATTCTTATACTCTTTGCCAATAGATAAAACTATTTCCTTTAGATTTATATGGACTTTTTCAGCCGCTTCGTTTAATGCAAGAAATGACTCGAAATTATTTGATATCTGATCTCTTTTTGAATCGTATACTTCGCTCATCATTTCGGAGGTTGTTTTATGGTTCATTGTTTGACATTACTATTAAGGTCGTTGTTGAGGGATTGGAGGTGTTGAATTTGGGCGTCTGATATCATACCGCCACCGTTCCATCTATACGATTAACGCCAGCTAGAATTTTATCTATTATTTCCACTCTGTCTTTATCGCTATGGGTTTGTATGATAAGCCGGTTTATCTCTGTGCAATATTTATCGCTCATAGTTCCGGTATTGAGTGGCCGCTTATTTAAGCTATCCCAGTAGTCTTGGGGTAATTTTGTTCTGAGGACTTTTGTGGGGTTACCTTCTTTATTTCTCTCTAATACTTTTATCATGTGACATTCCTATTAAGGTTCTTGTCGTTTGGAACAGGCTTCTGCCAGTTCCATTAGTTCTCTGGGTATCCTCCTGTAGAAGTAATCCCAGCTTTCATCGTCTATTGCTTTGTGTAAGCCTAGCGCGTCTTCGTGTGAGTTTATTGCTTTCTCGGGGAACAGTATACCACATTGCTCACAGCCTTTTGTGAAGTCCAGAATCATTGGGTTTAGCTTTAGTGCTTCTTGATAGCATTCCCATTGCATTGTCCATTGTTTGATCAAGTTTGGCTTTGTGAAGTCTTTGTGTCTATTCATCCAGCTTGCCGCAACCCTGAATGGGTCACGGTAAGTGGTGAAAACCTTATCATAATGCGGAATTTGCTTTAGTACACTGTCATTGAAATGGCTGTACGAAACTCTATAAGACTTTTCTAATCCTGCTTTAAAGTACTTAGTCCCCGTGTGCCAGATAGTACACAGGTACACATTTTCCTTTTCAGGCATGCTTAGAAGTCACCCATCATTTCCCAATTAATGATAATCGTACCGGTGAAAGTCGCAGTACTTGCTCCATGGCTCACATCATCATCTATGACAAAATTAAGAAATAGATCTTTTGCAGTGCTGGTGCCATCAAACCATCGAGCGCCTGACTCTGTAAGAGCTGTCGCGACTGATTGAGCGCTTACCACTCCTAGCTTATCACTAGCTCCCGCACTTACTGCCACAGAGGGCATGATGTCGGCCTCTGTGCCTGTTAGCGTTGCGCCGGTAGTTGCTGTTGCCGTGCCTAAGCCTACGTCACCATCCCAGTTATCTATCACAGTACCTGTCACACCAGCGGTTAGAATCCCTGTGGCCATTGCGCCTTTAATGTAGGTTACGCCCTCAGGGAAATCATAAACCTTTACGCCGCCATACTGAGCCACACCCGCATCATCACTAATTGATACTGATACCGCGTTACACTCTAAATATGTCTGTTTTGTTACGCCATCGCCTTTTTCATAAACCGTGACGCCAGATGTTGAGCTTGTACCAACACCTACAACTTCTTCAGTCGTATCTTTTACATTGGCAGTAGCTGTGCCTGATGCATAAACCGTGCAATTTGAACGGTATAATCGATCTCCACCAGAGTCATTTACTAATGTTGTTGGTGCGATAGTAGCTGTAGTAGCTGCTGATTCAATCAGCGCCCATGAAGCACCCCCGCTATCCGAACTTTCAAATCGTACTGTAGCACTATGAGTGCCTGTTAAGCTGTATGTGTATGATCGGCCAGCCTTGATTAAAATGGCTACTCCGGCTCCTACTGCTCCATGCGCTGTTGTTACTGTTGACATGATATTTTACCTTAAATGATTAGCATGCTTGGATCTTAATCTTTTTACTGTCGTGTTTATCATAACGCAAAAACCCCTATAATTGTTGCATTATAGGGGCTATGTGGTTTATGTACAAATATGCCTGTTTTTATGTGGTCAGGCTCCACAGCCTCGCTGGCGCGCAGAGTTTCGATTTACTATTGCTTGTGTTCTTGCACGTAACCGCTCATACAGTTTTCATAAGCAGACCAGAACGTACAGTTTTCAATGACTCTTGACCCTGAAGATCTGTTTGTAAACATATACCCTTGCGCCCCGTTTATTGTACAATTTTGACGCTTAAATGTAAGTCCGTTATCTTTCGAAATTTTGTTTATCTCTTTTCTTGCTTCAGCTTGTGTGTACATTTCGTTTCTCCGGTGTTTGTTGTTTTGATGTTGTACAAATATGGGCTATGCAGTAATGCTAAATAGTCTTTCCAATCTGACTACAAAGAACCATATGCTCTAATTTCAGAGCCAGACCAAACGATCACTGAGCCATCTACAAAGCTGTATGATGTCGATTCGTTATCAAAGTCTTGTTCGATGTCTTCTGATTTATCTTCGCACTCAGAAACGAATGAATCGTAATCTTTGATAACCTCTAAGCCTGTCGAAACATCTAAGTCAACGTAGTGTGATTTTAAGTTAGCTGCAATTGTCATCTTATCTCTCCGGTGTTGGTTGTTTGTTTTGATGTTGTAATTATATGTCTGAGCGCTGGTTTTGTGAAAGAATAAATAGTTATAAGGATCCGTCTATTATAGCAAAACGGTATTTCTCAACAGTGTTGTGTTTAGCTATAGTTTAGTCATCAACAACGCAACGAGAGGTTGAGATAATGAAAAAACGAATTGAATATACTGTTTATGGCGAGAATGAGACAGTTATATCGAAGGGTGTTTGTTTAGCGGCAGAGGACAGCACGCAAGATATTCTTGATGATTGCGGCATGGACTGGGATGACGTGTGGAGCATTAGCACTACTGAGCTAGACGCATGTAACGAACACATTAACTATAAATATCTACCGACTATAGAGCTGTATGAAATCATATCTAGCAGCGCTCAGGGTGATACCGTTCTTGCCGGGGAAGATGCGATCTATTTTGATCTACCCAATGATACAGATGGCGAGGCGTCTATCTCTGTGATTACTAATTTGCTGAATGATGCAGCTAAGCGCATTAAATCTTAATAGTTACTGCTTTGTCCAAACTGTTGAGCTGTCGGCCTGATCTGTCCATGTTGTGCTTACGTCTGATTGACCTGCCCAGCTTGTTACTGCATCGGTTTGTTTAGTCCATGGGTTTGATACTGTTGATTCGCTGCCGCCCATCCCGAGATTTGGGAGGAATACTAAAAGTAGCATACTAGACCTCCACGTATGTAAAACACCCATCAACTGATATGGCACCAGATAACTCCAAATTTAGTAGCGTGTTATCTGCTGTCTCAAACCATCCAGCGGGATTATACGGCAATGTAAAGCCAGAGTTTGCGACTAGATTCATTTGCCCGGTCAACGCCGTTCCTGCCGCGCCAGATTCAAACCTTGCTGTTACCGTTCCCGCTGACACCATTATGACTGACAGCACTCTAATTTTAATCCCAGCGCCCGCCGCCGCCTGCAATGTATTATCACCGCTGCTCGCTGCATCAATAACGCCAAACTTTACGATACTTGTTGCGTCGGGTAATTGCGTTACTTTTAGATTACCGAATTTATCCGTTCTGAGCGTCGTATAGTCGCCGTCTGCCGGAGTCATTGCTGCCTGTTCGTCATCTCGAACTGCTAGCATTGCCACGCCAACGTCATTAGCGCCCATTGCTACATCTTGAGTTTTTGCGAGATCTCCAGTTGCTCCAGTAGCCGCGCCAATTGTTACCTCGCCAATTACCGCCGAACCCGCTGCAAGCTTTCCTATCTCAGCAGTACCCGCTTGTAAAGTTGCTTGTGTAGCGAATGTGCCTGCATTCGTACAAACAGCCTGAGTAGCAAACGTTCCGCCGTTATCGACGGTGATGCTATTACCCCCATCTGCAATATTCACATCGTTTGTGATTGTTGTGACCGCTGTGATTGTTCCTGACGTGACAGTTATATCATTATTTGATCCGAGGTTAACTAACAGCCCGTCTGTAGCGTCACCCTTCATTCTGTCCCACGCGGCACCATCCCACGACATGCCCATTGACATAAAATTGGTTGTTGTCGGGTTTGCAAAATTGTCGGTTATTGCCGCCGCCGCCGGAAGCTCATCAATTGCCGCCTGAACTGCAAATGTGCCCGAATTTTTAACATTACCGATTTCTGCTACACCCGCCGCAAGCTTTCCAAATTCTGCTGTTCCCGCTTGTAGTGTAGCTTGAGTAGCAAACGTTCCCGCGTTATCAACTGTTATCGTGCCTGTAGAGTCTGTTGCTAGCGTAACCCTAAGCGCTGTTGCTTCTACGCCTGCGCCAATTGGTGGGGCTGTACCTGCCCACTTTACTGACCCTATTTCAGCCGTGCCCGCCGCGAGCTTTCCTATCTCCGCCGTGCCAGCCAACAAAACCGCCGGAAGACCTACGCTTGCAGTGACTCTTGTCTGTGTATTATCTGCGCCATAAGCTACTTTGACATACTGCCAATGGGCCGTTCCGTCGTCGTCGGTTTTAATCGTTGCGCCGCCGGTTCCGGCGTCTAAATCTACATTGTCGGCCATTTAAAACCCTACTCCTAAAAGAGATCTCGATCCTGACACGCCCGCCGTAACTGGATCAATTGTAAATGTTGGCGTTGATACTATAGCACCCGCGCCGGTAACTAAACACGCAGTAGGGATAGTACCTGTTATCGTCTCAGTGCTCGATATATCATAGCCCGCCTGCGCTGCAACTGTCCATGTTGCGACTGTTGAGCTAGTCCTCACGACTTCAGACGTTAGCGCTTTGTCTCTTACTTCGTTATTCCAGCCGTTTGTAGGGCTTGCGGCTGCGTCAAATCCATCAATTAAAGCCTGGGTGTCTGCTGTTGAGCCGATGGGCCCGGTTCCCGCTGCTTTAAACGTATCTCCCGTAAGTGTGATAATTATCGTTTTGCCGCCGGTCGTTATGTCGTCTTCGGTTATTGATGCTGTTGCCGTGCCCGTTAGGGCTGATGATGTAGTTGACGCCTCGTTTAGCGCAAACATCATTGTCTGCCAATCAACTCCACCCCCGCTAATAGTAAAATCAGAACTACCAACCGCGCCCGCTGTAGTTAATATTTTTATAGCAGCGGCTTGGTTTTGATTTGACGTATCTTGAGTTAGATCTCCAAATCCGTTTGTCGGAGCGCTGTAAGTTTTGTCTGCACGATCAGTTTGTACCCATGACACTGCTACTGAATTGTCGTTACTAGTCGTCACGCTGTTAGTTGTTGCTGTGCTTCCAGTGCTATCTGATTGATTTGCGCCACTCGGCGCTACGTCGTATATGCTCGCAGTATCTACGCCACGAAAAACAAACAGTAATATTGACCAACGGCGGCTAGTGCTTAACGTCCAGTCAAGCGTAGTATCTGCCGATGCGCCGAAAACGCGACTAAATACCGCTTGCCGATGAGTCTCAGTGCCCTGCCCATTCGCTTGAAAATCATCAGTAAATGATTTTGCGCCATTGTTGTCAGTTATTGTCCCGTTATTGTCATTAACCGAATGTATTGCTATGCCAACATCGTTAGCTGCAATCGTTAAGCCGTGCGTGATGCTAGCTGCGGTGCCTGTTCCGCCTGCGCTGGCTGATCCAACTAGCGTAATAGCCATGGTTAAACCATTGTTGCTAAGACTGCGCCCAGCTCTGCTGTAAGCGCGGATTTTACGGGCGCTGATAGCGCATCAGTAAATTCGGTGTCTTTAGTCGACGGGTTAAACGCAAATGAGGGCTCAAATGCCGACTCATTATTAGTTATTAACGTGCATAGCGCGTCGAACGCTGATGCTACCGCGTTAACATCCGATATAGTTACAGTAGCGCCTCTGATTATTGATAGCTGATCGACGATTGCACTGTTAACATTGAACGCTAAAATCTCGGCTATTAATGACTGCACACTAACGTTGTGCTTCGGTAGAGCTAGCAACTCTTTGTAATTATCCGCCGCGACATCTGAAAGAGCGAGCGTTACGCGATCAAATATACTGTGTATTTGCTGATCTAAATTTTTAGCAATTTCGCTAATCTTTGGGTTTGAAATCGGGTATGTCATATCACCACCTATTTTATTTGTCTATACAGTATAACAATTATTTATCGACAGGCAAAAAAAAGCCCCAACTAAAGGGGCGAATATGGGAGAGAGCGAATTATTATGATCCTTGAAAAAGTTCTTTTTTCTCGTTGATGTAATCTTGTGCTGCTTCAATTGATATTTCGAGCAATTCTACAACAATTATTCTTTGTTCTGTATCGATGTCTTCGTTTTTGATTACAAGACCAACAAATTCTTTAATCATTAATCTATCAGATGCGTCTACATTGTCAAGCAGCGCATCTAGTAATTTTGTTTTTGTTGTTGCGAAACCGTCATCTAAATAACTCATTATTCCAGATAATTTGTTTACTAATTTCTCTGCGCGCTCGATTTGTTTTTGTACTGTCGCGCCCTTATCGCAGTATTTATAAACTGCCACTTTCGCACTAATATTAACTATTGCAGGGTTGTCAGTAACGTAATCAGTAACCTTTTCTAACGTTGTGCATCCACTAATTATTAGTGCTGCGATAACTGTTATTACGTATTTCATTTTCTGTCCTCACTATTCAAAGCTTCTTTTTCGCGCCTTCGCTGCTTTTCTTTATATCCGCGATATGATGAGTGTATTAATATAATCGATCCGATTAATGCAATTGCCCCGCCTGTGTT